ACCGAAGATGAACTTCCTCCGCTAGTGGATGCCTGGCGACAATCCAACCCAAACATCGTCAAATTCTGGTGGGATGTGGACCGTGCCGTCATGGAAGCTGTAAAGTTCAAACATACTACCTCACAATATGGTCTTACCTTCTCCTGCAGAAGCGGTATGCTTTTTATCACTCTCCCATCGGGAAGAAAACTGGCATATGTGAAACCGAAGATTGGGACGAATAAATTCGGTGGTCAGTGTATTACCTATGAAGGCATCGGAAGCACCAAGAAGTGGGAACGTCTTGATTCCTACGGTCCAAAATTTGTCGAAAACATCGTGCAGGCCACTGCTCGTGATATTCTTTGCTACGCTATGCAGACACTCCGCTACTGTTCTATTGTCATGCATATTCACGATGAAGTTGTCATCGAAGCTGATTCCAGCATGTCGTTGGATGCAGTTTGTAAACAAATGGGCCGCACGCCGCCTTGGGCCAAAGGCCTGCTGCTGAGGGCCGACGGCTATGCGACACCGTTTTATAAAAAAGATTAGATTTTTTCGGCCAAACGACATAATCATCTCCATTTAGTAGTGGAGATAATATTTCGTTTCTATATACATCAAAAGAGACGTTCATCTCCACTGAATATTAGAGATGGACGTCCTTTTTATATGTCCATCCGGAAAGGAGGAACTTGACATGTCGATCAGCAAATATAACAACGAGGGCTATCCCGATCCTACTGCTTATGACGCACTTTCTTCTATTGAGAATGAGGCCCATGCACTACGTGCTTTCAGACCAATCGTATATATCTGCTCTCCCTTTGCCGGAGACATTGAAAAGAATGTAGCTGCTGCCAGAACGTACAGCCGCTTTGCAGTGGAACAGGGATACATTCCCATTGCACCACACCTGCTGTTTCCACAATTTTTAAATGATAGTGACCCGAAGGAACGTGAACTTGGTCTGTTCTTCGGAAATGCCATCATGAGCAAATGCTCTGAGGTCTGGGTCTTTGGAAGTCATATTTCTTCCGGTATGGAAGCAGAAATCAAACGAGCCAAGTGGAAGAATTACCGCCTGCGCTATTTCACAGAGAATCTTATGGAGGTTTAACACATGTACGAAGTAAAAGAAAATTCAAGAATTCTAAAGGACGGAACTGAAATCACAACCTACAGCAGAGATGTAGTCAGCTGCAATATCTTAGAAGTCGAGGCAGGAACTACTGGTTATTGCGGCGGTGATACCGGTCATGGCGGTCGCACTTATTTCCGCATTCAGGATGCAGCTTGCACGGATATGGAAATCCATAGCTATACCACTCGCTGTGGCAGTAATGGCTTTGAGGTCTGCCTCGGTGGTGATTGTGAGTTGGAAACCATGATTCGAGCTTTGAAATTTATTACCAAGGTTCTCGAAGATGAATCCAAGGAGGTGTATGACTGATGTTTACCATTTATTCTGCAGACGTTACCGGAAATCCCGGCAACTGCTCCTATCCTCACAAGCATGTCATCTTAGACGAGGACAGCCTGAAAGCTGCAATCTGCCACGACTATGTCTGTGCCGAATATAAAAACAGCTACCGTAACGGCGATAACTTCATCGGAAGCGACTGCCTTCCTGTGGACTGCGATAACGATCACTCTGAAGATCCGGATGACTGGATCACTCCTGATGATATTATGCAGGCCTTTCCGGGTGTCAGTTTTGCTATCCACTATAGTCGCTACAACAATCGTGAGAAAAATGGCAAGGCTGCGAGGCCGAAGTTCCACGTGCTATTTCCAATCGAATATGTATCAGATGCCTCTCTTTACAGCGATATGAAGAAGCTGGTCAATTCCATTTTCCCGTATTTCGATACACAGGCATTGGATGCAGCTCGTTTTTTCTTTGGAACAACCACAGCGGATGTCTCCCTCTATCCGGGGCGTATGAATCTGACCGAGTTTTTGGATGAGGACCTGTTTGACGAAGATCTGCCGGATGGTCAATACGACGACTCTGCTATTCCAGAAGGAAGCCGTAATGCCACCATGTCTCGTTTTGCCGGTCGTGTCATCAAGAAATATGGTGACTGTGACAAGGCATATCAGACATTTATGGAAGAATCAACAAAGTGCACGCCTCCGTTGGAAGCATCTGAGCTTGCTACTATCTGGCACAGCGCACAACGTTTTTATGCAAGACTTTCTCAGCAGGACGGCTACATCTCCCCGGAAGTATATAACGATCCTTCCTGCTACAAACCCGGAGACTATTCTGACGTAGGACAAGCTGAGGTATTGGCAAAATACTTCTCTGGCGAGCTTCGCTACTCTCCTGCCACCCATTTCATCCGATATTCCGACCATTACTGGCAGGAATCCGAACCGGGTGCACAAGCTGTGGCTCATGAGCTTACCAGAAGGCAGCTGAAGGAAGCTGGCAACGATATGCTCGAAGCTCTCGGTAAACTGAAGAACTCCGGTGCACAGTCTCTGCTTGATTCCATGTCTAAGGCCAAAGCAGAACAATTGATGAACGATGAGCAGATGGAAGCCTATCAGGAATATATCGCTGCAAAAGCATATCAACAATTTGCTGTAAAGCGCAGGGATTCCAAGAATATCACTTCCACACTTAAGGAGTCCCGTCCGATGCTGGAGATCTCGCCACGTGACCTTGATGCCGACTGCTTCGCCATGTGTACACCAGCAGCAACCTATGATCTGCGTAAAGGAATGGCTGGTGCAAGAGAACATATGCCAGAAGATTTTATCACTAAAATCACCTCGGTGTCTCCGAATTATAAGGGCCAGCAAATTTGGTTGGACTGCCTCGATCTCATCTTTCAAGGTAATCAGGAACTCATCGATTATGTTCAGATGATTTGTGGTCTTGCCGCCATCGGCAAGGTTTATGTGGAAGCCCTCATCATTGCCTACGGTGATGGCCGCAATGGTAAGTCCACCTTCTGGAATGCTATCTCCAGAGTGCTTGGTCTTTACTCCGGCAACATCTCCGCAGATACGCTCACTGTTGGTTGCCGCAGAAATATCAAACCTGAAATGGCTGAGGTTAAAGGCAAAAGACTCCTCATTGCTGCCGAGATGCAGGAAGGTGCTCGTCTGAATGACTCTACCGTCAAACAGCTCTGCTCCACGGACGATGTTTTTGCGGAGAAGAAATACAAGGATCCGTTTTCCTTCAAGCCTTGCCACACTCTGGTCCTTTACACTAATCATCTGCCCCGTGTTTCTGCATCCGATGATGGTATTTGGAGACGACTTATTGTTATCCCGTTCAACGCCAAGATTACAGGAAGCAATGATATCAAGAACTATAGCGAGTATCTTTATGACAATGCTGGCGGTAGCATTTTGGCGTGGGTCATCGAAGGTGCCAAAAAAGTCATCGAGTCGGATTACCAGATTCCTGTACCGGAATGTGTGCAGAATGCCATTGATGAATACCGTAGCCAGAACGATTGGTTCGGGCACTTCCTTTCTGACAAATGCGAAGTTGACCCGTCCTATAAAGAAAGCTCTTCTTCTCTTTATCAGGCCTACCGCAACTATTCTCTGGATTGCAACGAGTATGTGCGCAGTACCGCTGACTTCTACTTTGCATTGGAGAAAGCCGGCTTTGAGCGAGTTACCATGAGCAGAAAGCGTTACTTTAAGGGTCTGCGCTTACGTGAGGACACTGGTGCAGACGAGGATTTTATGAATTAGGGCCACTTATGACAAGGTGTATCAAGGTGTTTTATAAAACTTTTCTTAGGCCTACAAAAATATGAATAAGAAAAAGTACGGAAAATACCATTGATACACCTTGCACATCTTCAAATTAACGGCCTGATGGAGGACAAGTATGTTAGAAAAAACGATAGAAAAGAAATTGACAGCTGCAGTAAAAAAGGCTGGTGGTATCGCACCGAAGTTTGTGTCTCCTTCTTTCGCAGGAATGCCCGACCGCCTGATCTTATTACCTGATGGGAAGTTTGCCTTTGCAGAATTAAAGGCACCTGGTGAATCCCCACGCCCACTGCAAAAGGCACGGCACAGGCTCCTGCGCTCTTTAGGCTTTCGAGTCTATGTGATTGATAGCATCGAGCAGATTGGAGGAATGATTGATGAACTTCGTACCTCATGATTATCAGGCCTATGCCATTGACTATATTGAGACACATCCTATAGCTGCAGTCCTGCTCGATATGGGTCTTGGAAAAACAGTCATTTCCCTGACTGCCATCGCTGATCTGCTATTTGATAGCTTTGAAGCCCATCGCATTCTTGTGATCGCCCCACTTCGAGTAGCCAGAGACACATGGCCTGCTGAAATCAAGAAATGGCAGCATCTAAAGCACCTGACCTTTGCTGTCTGCGTCGGAACACCGAAAGAACGAAAAGCCGCTTTAATGGCAGGAGCTGATATAACAATCATCAACAGAGAAAATCTTCAATGGCTTATCGAGTCCAGTGGCTTTCCCTTCGACTACAATATGGTGGTTATCGATGAGCTCTCTTCCTTCAAGAATCACAATTCAAAAAGGTTCAAATCTCTGCTGAAGGTAAGACCCAGCGTCAAACGCATCATCGGCCTGACCGGAACGCCAAGCAGTAACAGCCTCATGGATTTGTGGGCCGAGTTCCGATTGCTGGATTTAGGGAAACGCCTCGGTCGCTTCATCACCGAGTACCAAAACAACTACTTTGTACCGAATAAGAGAAATGGGCAGATCATTTATTCCTATAAACCACAGCCCTATGCTGAAGAACGTATCTATAGTCAAATTTCCGATATCACCATTTCCATGAAATC